AAAAGAAGAAAGTAAACCTAAAGCAGATGTTAAATCTAGTTATGAATATGATGCTTATGATATAGTTCTTGAATACTTGCTATCCACAGAACAAGCTGCTACAATAGAAGAAGCAAACTATGTGATGACTGAGATGGATGCAGAAACAATTCAAGGCATTGTCGAGGAGCAAAAAAAAACTCTAGATGAAATGGATATGATGAAGATGCCAGTTGTTAATGTGTTAGGTGGTCTTGCAGGTGCTGTTGGTGGCACAGTTGCTGCTGCAAAATATCTTGGAAGAAAAGCAGGTGAAAGATCAATTAAAAAAGAAGATGAAAAATCTGGTAAACCTGGTTTAATTCAAAAAATAAAAACTGCAACTGATGCAAAAAATAAAGCAATTAAAGGAATGTAATCCTTAATATGAAACACATTATTAATCGTGCTGACATTATCGGTGGTCTAAAGTCAGTCAAACTTGCAAAACTAAATCCTCAGAACTATCAACCTGGTGTTGGTGTGACTGAGGATTTTAGACTAAAAAATAGATAAAATACCTATTTCTACATCATGATTGATATAAATAATGAGGTATATGATAATCCTTGGACTTTTGATGGTGATATATTCACCAGTGGAGACATCAAGGAGTATTATGGATTTGTCTATTGCATTACAAATACCATAATTAATCGTCAATACATTGGTCGCAAATACTTTTGGGCATTTAGAACACCCAAAGGTAAAAAAAGAAAACAAAAACAAGAATCCGATTGGAAAAAGTATTACGGATCTTGCCCAGAATTAAAAGATGATCTCAAATTATACGGAAAAGAGATCTTTAGAAGAGAAATATTGAGTTTACATACCACAAAAGGGAACTGTAATTACGAAGAGACTAGACAATTATTTTTGAACAACGTTCTATCTGAATCACTTGACGATGGATCACCACTATACTATAATAGTAATATTCTAGGTCGCTACATGAGAAAAGATTATGGAAACTTTGGAAAAAACTCTTCATTTAAATCGTGACTGGGCATTAAAACGTATACATACTCTATGCGAGAGTTCTGATAATAAAGATGTAGTTGATGGTTTCGCAATCGCTTTAGAATACCTAGAGTGGTTTGAACCAACTTATAAGTATGAAGACATCTTATCTGTTCAATTTAAGGCAAAACCAGATGACTAATGCTCATTCAAAGGAATTTTTAAAAACCATTGATGAACAAATCAAAAGACTCAGAGATGAGGGAAAACTTGATGAGGCAAACTCTTTACAGTTAACATATTTCCCGTCTGTTAGAGATACTAAATAATATAACTTAACAATTAGTAATAAATGAATCGCATTTGGATAAATTTAAATAAGGGTATGAATTCAATTCCATCTGGGAGTAGAGAACTAGTAGAATTTGGATTTTTTATCTGTATAGGAATAACAGCAGGTTCATTAGGACTAATTTAGATGAATGATATAACAGTTTTTATATACCTCATGGGGTTTGCAGCAGTCTTTGGTATGACTTGCGTATACTTTTTTATGATGATGAGGTCAACATTGAATACTTTCGATAAGAAACCAGTAAAATCTTATGATGATGCGATGAGATCGTATCGAATGCCAGCACCACATCCAGAAATGGAGGGAGTACAGTTTGGAGAGGAGTTGATGGTATTCACACCTGAAGAAGAAGACGAAGATGACGATGGTGATCCCATAATTTCACGTTAAATGTGTTGATACCTAAATAAAGCTACCTGGTATTTAACGGTATGGCTGAACCAAAGAAAGAAGAGGTAAAACCTAAAGGTCCTCTAGGTAAACTAAAAGAGGCAGTGGATGACAAAGAAGAGCAAATGGCGATTCTAAGTACTTTCGTAAGACTTGGAATTTTAATTTGGGCAGGTGGAATATTAACATTAAATTATGTTCAATTTCCTGGTTTATCAAAACAGGATAATATAGATCCAACTTTCATAGCTTCGGTCTTCACAGGAGTTTTAGCTACTTTCGGGGTCGAAGCGGGACAAAGGAAAAAGAATGCATCATCAGGTGGTGGTAGTGCAAACGTATCCAAGAAGGATATGGAGATGCTTATAGAGAAAGCAACTCAAGCAGCACCTGCTCAAACAATCAGAATCGAGCAAGCACCAATGGTTCTCGCTCCTTCAGTACCACCTAAGAAAGGATAATGGAAAAGCAAGTGAAATGGGGTAAATGGTTCGCCTTGGGATTAGGTGGACTCATTGGATTATCCCACATTGGTATGATAGGTTCTTTATCAAATCGTCAAAGTAAATTACCAAGTATCAACTTACCAGTTGGTCCTTATACGTCATATGAAGCAGAAGTCGGACATGAAGGATATAAAATAAGTTATAAAGCAAACGATCCAAAAATAATGCGTGTGGAAAGGGATATTAAAAAGAAAGGTGGGTTTCTTGGGTTGGCTAACAACATTGAAAAAGTCACTGAACAATATACAATGGACGGTGCGGTACACCATAAACCAACCACAACAACAATCTCATCAAACGGAGGAAAGTCCGAAGCATGTATCAAAGCAATCGGAGGTGCTGAAGGAACAGGAAGACTCGTGGGTTCCAGTATTGGTGCTAGTGCTGCTCCTGCTCTCTCTAATATTCCCTTTGTTGGTTGGGTTGCTGCTGGTTGGGTAACTATGTTTAGTGGTAATCAAGGTGCAGAAATAGGTGGTAATATGGCAGAAGACTTAAATAAGAATTGTTAAGTTGCAAATTTAAAATTTTCTGCTAGAATATACATAGAGAAAGTAAATAATTAAAATGGCAGTCTACCAAGACTACGAAATAAGAATCAATTTAAATGAATTGATTGAATCAAGAATACCTTGTTGTGATTTACTACATCCTGATCATTGCCTAACAGAGCAACAGGTTGCAGAGATTGCACATGATATTCGTATGGATTTAGATTTACATCCTGTCTTTCATCAAGTAGATCAACATATTATGAGATACGTTGAAGCTGCGGGTATTGACAATAAAGAACACTGGGTAGAGGAGAGACTACCTGATTTACATGAGGAGGAAAAATGATTTTTGGATCAAACCCATCAGTATATACATTGCCAGGCACTTGGGAAGCACAACCATTTGTTCCAGTTGAATTAGTATTCAGCACTACAGTTGCAGTAGCATCTCTAGGTTTAGTCGTAGGTTTAATAGCAGGTATTTCAATTATTAAGATAAGAAGAAAAAGAGTGTGATAGGTGTGGGAGTCCACACATAAATGCGTATTTATACCTAGTGTGTTATACTAAATAATAATGTACTGGAGTTGAAACTATCATGTCCCACTACACACTAAGTTGGCACGACCAACTAAATGAATATCACGAAATAGGCGAATATGCCGAAGACGCTTTTGAAGCAGTAAGACACGCAAGGGAGGATGTTCCGTATCTACACGAACATCCTTTTTCTTTGGAAAAAATTGAGGAGATAAAATGAAAAATCTACCAATCAAATCAACAACTATTCTATTTGGAATCGTTAGTTGTGCACTATTTGTATCAGTTAACTACGCTTGGGTATGAAAAAATTTAATACTTGGGTGCTAGACACCACAATTTACATCATTGATTTTCTCTATCGTGGTAGAGACTTTCAAAGATTCTGGGTTCTTGAAGTAATTGCAAGAGCACCATACTTTTCATTCATAAGTGTACTTCACTTTCGTGAGTCACTTGGACTACGAGGAGAAGACCATATATACTTAATGAAGGAACATTTCTATCAGGCATTAAATGAAACAGAACACTTGGAGGAGATGGAAACTCGTGGAGGCAATGAACACTGGATCGATAGATTCTTCGCTAAACACTTGGTTCTTCTTTACTATTGGATTATGGTTGCTTATTATTTCGCTAGTCCAATAGATGCGTATGACATCAATATGAAAATTGAGAAACACGCATACGAAACTTATGTCAAATACTCTGCATATCATCCAGAGGATAAAAAAATTGCAGAGATAGCAGAGGATGAACTCAATCACGCAAGAGAGTTAAAACTTGCGATGTCGATGGTTTAGTGATATAATAAATATTACACCTGTAACAATTAAATGATTTCTCTTTTATTACTCACATCTAGTTTTCTAAATTTTATCTTTTATATCTACGCAATCGGTTTTGTGGTTGCACTAGGATTAGAGCAGATAGTTAGAAAAGGTGGTAATGAAAGAGATATTTTTATTGTAGAGTATAACAGAAAATATCTCTGGAGAAACACTTGGATTATAAATGCGTTTTGGTTTCTAACTAATCTTGGTTTATTTTTTGTTTCAAGAAATATAACCCCTGTCGATAATTTTTGGAGCGAAGGACTTTAATGGAAAAAACATACGACGATACAAATTGGAGAGAAGACTACGCAAAAAATTTTTGTAATAACAAACGTCACCTTGAACTATTAGAAAACGGACCTCATAGTTTATCTCAAGCGTGGTTACTTGGAGCACTTCATAATGAATGGAAAAGAATTAAAGGATACAAAGATGAGCATCCAGAAGAAAATAAAGGTCAATGTCAATCATCTTTGAAGGAGTTTTACTCAAGATATAAAGACCAAGGTATTTGATGCATCGGTTTAAGGAGATATTACCAAACAAACGTAAACGTAAATGGTGGAGGATTAAGTTATGGCAGCTCAAACGGTTACTTGGTCGATTGTTATAATGGTTGCAATTTTATTAATTGCTGTTACAATAGTGATATACTATATAATGAGATATGATTACCTGTTCCCGAATGATTAAGTATTTGGCAATACCACTCATATTGGTTGGATGCACAGCACCAGTTACAGACCCACCTGCACACGCACAAGAAGTTGATGATAGAGATTTAATTATGATTCCAAGACAGCAATTAAGAGGAGAAATAGATATCTATGATCCTGCTCATTGGCAAAGTCTACAAATGCAATTTATAAGAAATGCAAGAAAAGGTCAAATTGAAAGAAATGCAACCCTACCTTCTGATGCTATAAATAATGCACTAGATGATTTTTGGGAGGTTCAGAATGGGAGCGATGGTTCCACCGAGCAGGAAAAGCTGCTATAACTTTAGAGTAACGGAGATTAATCGTGTTGTTGACGGGGATACTATTGATGTCACCATTGATCTTGGGTTTGATCTATACAAGAAAGAAAGAGTTAGAATTGCAGGAGTTGATACACCGGAGAAAAGAACAAGAGACTTGGAAGAGAAAGCACTGGGAATAGATGCTACAAACTGGATGAAAAAAAATTTGGAGGATACGATAGATGGAGATGATGAACTCATTATACGAACTGAACTTAAAGGTGGGGTTGGTAAGTATGGCAGGTTGCTTGGTTGGTTATACGTTGGCGATGATGATGTATCGCTCAACGAACAAATGATTACTGAAGGATATGCTTGGGCATATGATGGTGGTACAAAGCAAAAGAACTTTGAGGAACTCAGAGAGATTCGTAGGTCATTTGGTACATTGGATGCAGGATAATGAATTTTATAAAAACACAAATTAAAAGATTTTTTGAGACAGGAAAATGGGCAATGAAACTTATTTTCCTTGTTGTACTCGTAGAACTCGGATTGATTGTAGGAGTTGTTGCAACTATGGGTAATGAATTAACTGATGAGGATGGTAAAAATATTCATCATTTATTAGCACTAGCAATGACTAAATCATTTGCTTTATATTCAATGGAAAAGGCAGGAGAAAATCAAAAGTATCTTATTGAAAATGTAACTAAAAAATGAAATCTTTGTTATTAAAAATTGGTGTTGGTGTATCTGTTGCACTCAATGCTTTTGTATTTACTGTTGCAATGTATGGATTATACACTCGTGAAGCAAGAGTCGAAGAGAATCGAAAGTGGTTGAAAGAAACCATCGAGAAAGAGGTTTACGATCAAATTAAATTTGTAATGCCTAAAGAGTCTGGTGGTGTATATGTCCCCAATAAATGAAATTGAAGTACCAAATATTACTATACCTAATGTTGTAAGTAATCAGCATTGGTTAAATGGTATACCTAATGTTCCAAGTAATCATCCACCAATCACAACACAAATAGGATTTCCGATTGTAGAAATACCTGGTTGTGTTAAGATGCATCAGGATAATAAAGATCATGTATCAAAATTACCTTTTGATAAAGATTTGGTGAATCAAGATGAAAAGGGAACAACAACTTTATGTCCACACGGTGAATATCCATCATATGAAGCGATGGAATATACACCAGAGCAGTTATTAATTACACAAGAAACACCACCACCCCCAGTTCAACCACCCCCAGAAATCGAAGCACCAGAGATTCCTGATACTGGTGATTTAGGTGGTAAAGGAGATGTTCCTTGTCCTGGTCCAGGTAATTTAAGAGTTGGTGATATTACACAATCAGGTGATGAAAGAGTTGTGGGTCACAAGTTAAGTGAAGATGGAAAGGTCTGTGAGACATTATATGAACCTACCACACCAATCGAAAAATTTATTCCCTCTACAAATCAAGCTACAAATGCACTTGCAATCGCAGTTATTGCGACAGCAGGTGCTACAGCGACACCAATTATATTAAGAATAGTCAAACCGATTCTTACGAAGATATGGAAAACGATACAGAAAAAAATGGGTAAGAAAGTTACATTACCTACTCGTGCAGAGATTCAAGCAAATAAGTATCGTGAAAAGAAAGGATTACCACCTTTGAAGAAAAAATAATTACTTTTTAGTATTACCAATCGATATCTCTTTTAAAACACTTGCATCTTTACTGATAGGTGGTTTTGTATTGATTTCGTGTGTATGATTTGCAACTACTCCTGGTGGGTTTATTAACATCACATCTGCACATACTTTAGCATATTCAGTACCAGGCTTAAATATAATTCCAGCCTTCATTAGTTCCCCACAGTTCTTTAATCTTGCAATTTCAAAGTCTAATCTTTTATTGGCAACAGATTGATTCATTAATGCAATATTTGCCTCTGCTGCCTGTTTACATTGCTCTTGTAGTTTTTTATCTAATGGTCTAGACCAAGTTGCTGATACACCTAATGATAAAGTGCTACTGTCTTTCTGTCCTGTTCTTGTTGGTTTATAATATAAAATTTCACCTGGATTATCGGGCACATCGTCATTATTTGCGTCTACATTATTGTATACTGGATCCATATAGTAAGATTCGTAAGGACGCTTGACTGCAATATTTCCTGTTACAAATGGTGTTATGTTCATGGTAGGACCTTGACATTGTATACCATTTCCATATGTATTAGTTATATACGGTCCTTGTAAAACTTGTATAGCTTGATTGGTCACTGAGCCAGAACTATTGGCGACTGGATTTGCTGTCGCTGAAACACCACCTATATCACTCGCAAATGTAGGAGATGCTGTACCTAACAAACAAACTGATATCAGTTTGAGAAGGTGCTTGTTGTATTTGTGACGCTTTGTATAGTTGTGGTTCTCTGTATTATTGTATGATTTGAAAGACCTGGGCCAGAATAACTTTCTGTGAATTGAAAGGCATCTCCTGGCGTTGTTAGTGTAAAGTTTGGTTTGTTGTTTAGATCCAATCCTGTCCATGTTGAAGTCACCCCATTCAGTGTATTACTATTTCCTGTTGTCGATGGTGACGAAATAGTATTTCCATCGTGTTGTATATTTGTACCTGTAATAACATATTGATACCCTGTATCATAATTCATACTGTTGATCGTTTCAGTCACGGTGCTTGTGGTTTCCGTGTTGCTGGTCATCGAGCCCTGGGTAAAATTAGGGACGACTGGCACAGCCTTCGCAGTCTTCACACTCGCAAGGAGGAATGTGGTTACAAACAGGACAAGGTACTTTTTCATCTGTCATTATAACACAAATCTATTGGACCGTCAACTCATTGACGAATTGGCCAGTAGCCACAGTACCAGCTCCACCCGCTGTTATTGTCATAACTCCTTGAGTTGTGATTGTACCAGCTAAGTCACCAGCGGTTCCTGCTGCTGTTGATACTTGGTCTGAGAAGTTACTTACAGCACCGACTGATGGTGCAGATTGTGATACTGCATCACCTTGAATGTAGGTTTGGCTATAGCTGAAACTTGCACCTGGAACGTCTTGGGTTGCTGCTATAGTACCTGGTGCCATAACACCACTTGTGATAGTTCCTGCAGAAACTGTGTTAACAGTTGTACCATCTGTTGTATCAACACCATTTCCAGAAACAGAGTATGAACTTCCGATTCTTTCAACCTGTGTTGCAGCTGCATTCACTTGTAATTGAATACTTGAACTGAGTTTATGTGTAATATCCGCAAATGCAGGTGAACTAAAACCCGCAAACAATAATATAGGTAATAGTTTCTTCATCTGTAAATGTACCTATTAACGTAGCTTTATTTAGCAAACTTTAACTTATGGTTTGCAAACTGAAAAAATGTGTTATAATATAGGTACAGTTATATGACACTATGAAGTTATTTTTGGATACCGCAGATACAGAATTGATAGAAAAACACTTTCAAACAGACTTGATTGATGGTATTACAACAAATCCAACTCTAATTATGAAGAGTGGTAGAGACCCAGAAGAGGTTTATCAACAACTAATAGATTTGGGTATTGATGACATAAGTATGGAAGTTGTCGGTGACTTTGACGAAATGTATATGGAAGGGTTGCGTTTATCTCGTAAGTTTGGAAAGAATGCAACAATCAAAGTTCCTTGCACTCCTGCAGGATTGAAAGTATGTAAGAAGTTATCAAGAGACTTGGTAAATGTAAATGTAACTTTAATATTTTCAGCAGCACAAGCAATACTTGCTGCGAAGGCAGGTGCAAAGTATGTCTCACCATTTGTAGGTAGAGTTGATGATAATTCATTTGATGGTATTGATTTAATTGACCAGATTAGTGATGTATATACAATTCAGAATATAAGAAAGACAGAGATACTCGCTGCATCTGTAAGAGATGTAAAAACAGTATCAGATTCTTTTGGTGCAGGTGCTCACGTTGTCACAATGCCACCTGCTGTCTTTGAGAAAATGTATAATCACGTTCTTACAGATAAAGGTCTATATCTTTTTGATATGGATTGGGCAAAAGTTAAAAGATAAACTTTAAAATTATGAAAAAATTATTTTCGTCACTCCTTTTAATTGGAGTATTAATTCCAAATGTCGCAGAAGCACATCATAGAAAACCAAGATGTCGAACACAAGGTAAGGTAGTCGTATGTAAAATGCCTAAACCTCATAAGAAAAAGTGTACTCGCAAGAGACCTTGTGTACCACCAGGATATTATCGCCCTATTCCACCAATAAGAATTCCTATGTAAGGATTACTACACACTTGACACAATCTAAACCTTGTGTTACTAAATAACATTACATAGAACAAAGGACTCGAAAGATCGTAACCCTTTGCGTATGTAAACAGATCCCATGTCGGGGATCTCATC